GGTGATTTTAATATGTCATTAAACCATACATTGACAAATGATGATGATGTAACATATAGAAATTTTGTTAGTGGTAGTGATTTTGCTCCGTATATAACAACAATTGGATTATATGATGATGCCGGCCAATTATTAGCTATTGGTAAATTAGCACAACCGATACGTAAACGAAATGATGTTGATATGAATTTTGTTATCCGTGTTGATTTAGATAAGGATACAAAATGATTAAATTAAAAACAATATTATCAGAATTAGCTGAATCTGATATCCAACGATTATTAAAACGTATTAAAAATAAAGAATTTAGATTTTTAGCACAAGGCGATAATGGTCGAGTATATGAAATTGACAATGAAGATAAAGTTTTTAAAGTTACACAAGAATCTAGTGAGTTTGAAGTAGCAACTGTTATTGTAGGACGACATACACAATTTACTACATTTATTCCGGTATATTATGTTAATGAAATAGAAAATGGAATACTGCCAGCTTCTTCGTATATAATGGCAAAAGCTAACAAATTAAATCGTAATATGCAAAACAACATAATTCAATTTACTGATGGATTCAAACAATATGCACAGGAAATGGGCGGTGAAATAACTATATTTGATTATTTAGATAATGATGGAGCTCGCGATGCAGATACCCAATTAGTAAATTTTTTACGGGCATTGCAACAAGATATACAAAAAATGAATATTCCAGATTTAGATTTAGATTTAGATTTTGGAGTAAACAATGTGATGGTTTGGAATGGTAATATGGTCTTAACTGATTGGTAATAGATATTTATATATATGAAAACACGTAATTTATTAGAACAATTGATTCGAAAAATAATAGTTGAGCAAGAAGATAATACGGTATCAGACGTAGATATAGAAGATCCAGGTAAAGAAAAAACAATTGCTAGACATAAATTAATTCCAGCATCTAGATCTGGATTAGACAATGCACGACAACATGGTGCTGTAAAGCCTGGATGGAGTGCATTTAAAATTAAATCTAATTTTAAACCCGGAGATCCAGGAAACATTAGACAGATTACTGATAATGATACTGCGTTTCGTGCAATTGCACGAATTACCGTTAACGATCCTAAAGGTCAATATTATGGCGAGTCTGGACAATTTAAAGGATTGGTAAATGATGTACCGAAATACATGTATATTGTAGGTCCGGATATTTCTAAACGTAAACGAGTTCAAAAGTATAATGTATGGGTATGCAATTTTGAACAATTATATAATATTTCAAAACAATTGGATAATACTCAACCACTTCAATTTTACCGGAAAATTGATGATTTAGTTGAAGATAAAGGAAATCGAATAGGTGATGTAATTGTATTTTCATCATTAGAAGTACGAAATTGGTTTTCTGCATTAAAACAACGCATGTCTCAATCTAAATTAGATGTAAAACCAATTAATTCTACTAAATTAATACCAGAGATAGATTATTTAGCTAAAGATTACGATCCAGATGACGAAGATGATACATATGGAGATGTAGATTTAACTCCACATGAAATACAAATTACTGATACAAACAATAATGAATATGACACTAGTTTTCGGGGTAGTGCTAATATTAGCCGAGATACTTTTGGAAACCGAATATTGATTCCAGTTAATGGTAAAATTAGTGTATTCCGTGAGGGAGATGGCATGCCCGGTGACTTTGTTGGTGAATTTAAAAATGGCGCACCATATAATGGTACCGTAACTTGGGATGATGATACTCAATATACCGGAAAAATAAAAGATGTTCGTATAACTATAGAACCAGATGGCAGACGCAATTTTCATTTTAGCACTAAGGGATCTGTGCCAATTGAACAAGCAGCGCCGGCTGTACTAATGTCAACTACACCACCAGAAGCTTCTGCAGAAAATGAAAATAACCCAATTACATTCCCATATGCTGATACATGGGAAGATGGTGATCTATATACTATAATAACAACTGGTGATACAGATCCATATGTATATTTTAAAGATTCTAGAGATGGTTGGTATTATACTAAACGAGAAAATGTTGTTGAAAGACACCCTACAGTAAATTGGATGCCAATAGCTAATAAAAAAGCAATTAATACTTTAGATAAAATAAAAAACACTACTGCAGATTTTAATGAAAAAGCTAGTGCGTCAGTTAAATCACCAGCAGCTAAATCGCCAGGATATAAAACACCAGCAGCAAAAGTTCCTGGTAAAACTCCGGAGAAATCAGCTGAATCGACTCCAACTCCTGGAACGATTACATATCCATATACATGGAAATCTAGTGCCGGGACATTTAATGTTATAACAACAAGTTCACAACCGGGCCAAGTTTTTTATAAAGATAAGAATCAGTGGTATTCATCTAATCAATCAAAATTTGAAGCTGCAGAAAAATCTCCAAATTCTGTTAGTCTTTCAATTTTACCGGTTACAAATTCAAAATTAGCTGCAGAATTAAATAATGTTAAAACTGGTACCAAAACTAAATCAGTCGCAAAAAACCCAACCGTTCCAGCAACAACTAAGGTAACATTTAAAAAATCAATTGGTAACAACGTAGCTCTATATAATTGGAATGCTACAAAAAAGACTTTTGAAAATACTAAACTGGTTTATAGCATTGAAAAATCTTATAAGATACAAAACTTAGCTAAATCTACTAATGGTTCTTATACAAAAATAAAATTTGCCGGTGGCGAAATATATTGGGTATTATCATCTGAATTAAAATAAAACAAGTTATGGCAAAAAATCATTGGCATAGTTCAACAAGCAAACGAGCTATCGCATTAAAATACGGTTATAAATCAGGATTAGAGCAAACGGTTGCTGAGCAAATAAAAAATGCCGAATATCCTTTGAAATATGAAACAGAAATCTTACAATATATTGTACCGGAGCGTAAAGCAAAATATACTCCGGATTTCGTATTCATAAAAAAAACTGGTGAAACCATGTATATCGAAACAAAGGGCCGATGGACTAATATTGATCGTTTAAAAATGAAACATATATTAACATCAAATCCTACTATAGATATTCGCATGGTATTTCAAAATCCAACACAAAAAATATCTAAGGCGTCTAAAACTACATATCAGGACTATGCGCATAAACTAGGAATACAACATGTTGCAAAAAAAGATATTCCCGCAGAATGGCTGTTAGAATGTGCGAAAACAGACGACGATATTATCAATCCGAATAAATTTTTTAATTAAGGTTGGATTTGTGGATTATTTTAAATATATTCTTTAAAGATTGATGTTAATGATTAATTAATATTAATTTAATGATTAATTCAGTATTGAATTGATCGTTAGACCAGAAATGAAATGTATGTGTCTAACTAATAATAATATAATATAATATATTAATAGTATTAATTTAATTAATTGGATTACTACTGAATATTTCTTATATTATATTATGAAGAATATTAAATTATTACAATTACTAGAATCTGTCTTAGGTAAAGGTAAATCTACTTCTGGAAATAATATCGCATTCTTCTCTCCATTTGTTTCTCACTATAAACCAAAATTAGAAATTGATATTGATACTAATCATGTCGGCGAAAATGCCTGGCATTGTTGGATATCTGACAAAAAAGGTCGAAGCATTGTTACTCTGTTTAAACAATTAAATTTACCAAAAGAAAAATTTGAGCAATTAAATCGAATTGTTGAATCGTCCCGGTACCGTTCTAACACCGCAGTAACTGAAAAACCTGTACTATTACAATTACCTACGGATTACCGACCATTGTGGATAGAAAAGAAAACTCCGGATTATCGTAATGCAATGCATTATTTAAAAAAACGAGGCATTACCATATTTGATATTTTAAAATATAGAATTGGATATTGTGAATCCGGTGAATATAGTGGCAAGATAATAATACCTAGTTATGATGGATCTGGCCAATTAAATTATTTCGTATCTAGAGCATATTATAGTTCAGATACACAACGGCATAAAAATCCTAAAGTTTCTAAAGACATTATTGGATTTGAATTATTAATTAATTGGGCTGAACCGATTATACTATGTGAAGGTTCATTTGATGCAATTGCTGTAAAAAGAAATGCAATACCACTATTTGGTAAAATCATACAAACTACATTACAAAAGAAAATTATTGAAGAACGTGTACGAAATATTTATATATGTTTGGATCCAGATGCTTTGAAAAATGCAATACAAATTGCAGAACGATTCATGGCAGAAGGATTAAATGTGTATTTTATCAATTTAAAACACGGTGACGCATCTGAATTAGGATTTGAAAAAATAACAAAAATATTAGCAGATACAGATGTGTTAACATTTGAATCATTAATGAAATTGAAAATGGATATGTTATGGATATAAAAAATATTGATATTGGAATTGATAAAATAGATAAAATTTATCATGTTAGTGATATACATATACGTACGTTAAAACGTCATACTGAGTATCGAGAAGTGTTTAATAATTTATTTGACTATATTGCGAGAACCAGTACTGCAAATAGTATTGCTGTATTAACAGGCGATATAGTACACAGTAAATTAGAAATGTCTCCGGAGTTGGTTCAAATGCTAGTTGATTTCTTTAATGGATTCACAATACCTACTATTGTTATTTTAGGTAACCATGACATGAATCTGAATAATATGCACCGAACAGATGCAATTAGTCCGGTTATTAATGTTATCCAGAATCCAAACATTATTTTTATTAAAGAAAATGGATTGTTTGAGTGTGGCGGTATTACTTGGAATCATATGGCTGTCGATGTAGCACCATCAGAATATATTAATGCTGCAGAGTTTATGGCTCCATATAAAATTGCAATGCACCATGGTGCTGTTAATACTGCAAAAACTGATATTGGATACCAAATATCAAATGAACATGTTACAACCGAATTGTTTGCGGGTCATAATATTACATTGTTAGGAGATATTCATAAACCAGCACAATTTTTAGATGTTAATAAATCTATTGCGTACCCAGGATCATTGATTCAACAAAACCATGGAGAAGCATTAGACCATGGAATATTGGTATGGGATATAGAATCGAGTAAAGCTGAATTTGTGCAGATTGAAAATGATTATGGATATGTTACTATAGAAGTTAATGGTACTGCAATAGTTAATGCACCACACCGTATTCCAACCAAACCTCGTATTAGAATTAAGTTTAATGGTACTACGGCATCGGATATGAAAAAGTTAATTGCAACTATTCGTAAAAAATACAATGTACAAGATATAACAATTCAACGAAGTTCCACAACATTAGATACCGGAGTAGC